CTCCGGCAGGACCTGGTTCACCTGGCATTGTGGCTTTATTCTCTTCTGCCCATAATCTTTGGTTGTCATAAATTTCTTCTTCGGATAGTTTTAAATAACGTGTCATTGCAAATCTCTTACTGATGTAAGGTAATGCTTGTACTTGGTTGAATATGTTTACTAGCTGATTATCTAACTCTATCTGTCTGTATTTTCCAAAGTTCTGTGGTTCATTAAATTGTAACTGGAACATACCGGAATCAATTTCAATACCTCTGTTCTTCAAGAACATCTTAAATTCTCTATCAATACTTGGTTGTAAAAAGTTTTGTATTCTCTTACAGAACTTTGTAAATCTAAATTCTTGGATGTACGCTGTACCAACTCTACCATCTGTGAATGCTGTCTGTGGATCATTTGGAGAACTTGGCAAATATGCACTTGGCACTCTTAAACCTTTTAATAGTTTGTCATTAAAATATCTCAAGTCATCAATTTCACCTAAGTTAGTACCACCTGGCAACGTTTCAACTTTTGATCCTCTACCTTCAGCCGTTTGTGCAAAGAAATAATCTTCTATCATTGATAGCGGATTGTATGTTGCGTCCATAATGTTTGCACCACCACCTGTGGCATTTGGAATACGTCTTTGATGTATTTCGTTTTTAACTCTTTCAATGAATCCCATTGCTTTAGAAGTTGGCATATTACCTACGTCAATGTAGAACACTCTTCTTTCAGGTGCTCTTTGTACTCTGTAGATTATCATTGCGTCTTCTAATAATTCTTTTTGCTTGTAAGTTTTAAAGATAGGTTCTAACAAACTTACTCCAAAAGGCCAAAATCTATCCATACCTTCTGTTAAACTTAAATGTACAATATGTGATGCTTCGATAGGGTATGTTGTTGCATCTTTAGAAAATCTTGTGTTACCATAACCGCCACCAGGTCCTTGACCATATGGCATATGTGATCTGTTACTTGCACCACCACCTATGGGATGTGACATATTGCCACCACCGTAACCACCACCTGACACCGGTGAAGTTAAACCTTGTGAATAGGCATCTGATGTTATGTTTAAATTTTTAATGTTAAGGTCTAAGTTCTTAATGAAGTATGCTTCTGGCTTCTTACCTTTACCTTCGTTAACAACTATTCTTTCAACGTTTCCTGGATCTACCCAAAACCATTTGTATGTTTTAGGATCTCTTACAAATATCTGATCTCCGTACTTAAGAGTGTTTCTGACCATCTTGAAGCAACGCTTTTGCCACTGGTTAATCTTGTTCCACTGATTCAATGCCTGTGTCAATATGCCTGACTCTGTGTCAGTTGGGTCTGAGTTATAATGAACTGAAAATGGTGATCCTGATTTCTCATCTACAGGAGTTGTAAATTCTGCTATCGTGTCTAGTGCGGCGTTGATTTCTGTGTCAAGATCCATCATATCATACTGATAGTATCTTTCACGTCTGTTAGGTTGACCTGCATATACTTCCGGCAACCATGTGTTGTATCTACTGTTAGATGCGGCTCCCGAAGCAGGTGTCGTAGAACCTACAGGACTTCGCTGTCCTGTTTCAGTTCCGTATTCTTTAAAATATTTACGCCATGACATATTGTTATTTATAATATAGTATTTTTATCGTGCTGTCAACTTTTTATTAGCTATTTGGTAAACTAATATGCTTTACCAACTGTTTCTTGGTATGTGTTTTCTGTTGATCTTGCTGTTTTATTAGATGTGGCTAATAATTTCTTGGTTACGTCGACCAATTCTCTCTGTAATTCATTATTTTCCATCTGCAATCTAATGGCTTTCTCTTCTGGTGTTTCATTCATTGCTGATGCAGGGTCTCCAAACATCGGCATTATCCTGATATTTGATCTACGTGTAGAAGATATTCCACCTAGTGAGTCTTTTTTCGATCCTTCGACTTTATCAGGATCCCCTATCTCAGGCATTGTTCCACCTGATCTAGTGTCAATGAAGTCTCCTGTTACTCCATATTTGCCTAGTCTCTCTTCTAATAATTTTAATGCATTTTCTTTGTTCTTGTAATCCGTTTCAAAGAGTGTACCAACACGACCTTCGACACCAAGAAAAGTAGTTTGGTTGAAAACATAATCAAATAATTTTTTAAGATCAGCCTCTGCTCCTGACTTCTTGTATGCATCAACTAGACTATCCATCTTGTCTAGCTCTTTAGCAGTATCACCACCTGGCATAGCTCTAGCCACCGCTCTGTTTATACCGGCGGCAACTGATGTTTCAATCGATCCTGTTAGGTATTGGAATATCTGTTTCATTCCGCTACCTGCACCTGAGAAGAAGTTTACCAAGCTGTTGAATGCATCTCTGATCATTCTAAATCCGTCTTTAGCCAAGAAGTCTGCAAGACCCATTAATTTATCTTCGAAGAACTCAACTGTTTTTAAAAATCCGTTAACTACATCTTCGTTCATGAAAGCAATCAACAATTTGTCAAATGCGGCTCTTAGTCTTTCTATTACAATTCTCAACTGTGCCTGTGCCTTACCAAGTGCTGGTGCTTCTATGCTTTCTCTGAAGCTGGCCATTAATCTCATATCTGCATCATCAATAGTCTCGGCCAAGTTAGCAAGATTGATTATGGTCTTCGCCATTGGATCTCCTGATATCTCTAAAGCTCTTAAGAACTGTCTGTTGTTTGTGTTAACATCAAGTATACCTTTTCTGAACTGTTCGAGTGCTGATCCTACATCACCGTTGTTGTTGACCGTGTTTGCTATATTCTGCAGACCTCCTAAAAGGTTAGGTGCCACTCTTGCAAGGTCCTGACCAAACTGTGTGAACTGTAATCCACCTCTACCAATTCCATCTGATAGTGCCTGTGCCAGTTCTCCACCAAGTGGTCCAAAACCTGCCAAACCTGAAAATGCCGTTTGTGCAGATTGTAAAGTTAAACTTCTCAACTGTGCCGGTAGCATATTGAGAGCATTTGTAAATGCTTCCATTGAACTTGCCTGTATCACTGTCTGTCTAATCAAATCAGCTGACGTGTTTGTCAGTCTTGAAAATGCCTGTGCAGACTGTAAGAGATTAGTTGACATCTGTGCAATCAGTTTAGGATTGCCTTCAAGATCTAATCCCAACTGTCTAAATATGTCAGCCGACTCGGCAACTGCCGAGGCAATCTCTGCTGTACTTAAACCTAAGTAGCCTTGTTCTCTAATTAATTCCTGTGTGCTTCTGATTGCTTGAAAAACTGTCTTTGTTCCAAACTCACCAAACGTTGTTGCGAACTCTTGTGCAAGTTCAGATGCCTGTTCTAGTCTGAGACCTGCATCTGCGGCCTGTGCCGCGAAACTGGCTATACCGCCTGCCACACCTTGATCTGGTTCGATTACAAAACCTCTTCTAAATAATGTGTTGTCCAGCTGTCCCAATCTTAAAAAGAATTTTATGGCCGCCATTATACCTTTTGCCAAACCGGCTAATCCCGCTGTGACCGGATTCAGGAACTTACCAAATTTTGTTAGTCCACCTAATACGCCACCAAATACTCCTCCTGTACCCGCTGTGGCATTTAAAGCCTTTTCAAGAAATCCTTGCTGTGCCTTACCATTCTTCTTCAGTGTCTCCACCATCTTCTGGTCTTGAGCTGTCTGCTTTGTTTCTTCTTTTAATATGTTAGCTTGAATCTTGTTTGTCTGCTCGCCGACCTTTTTCATGTCAGCATCGGATTTTTTATTCTGCTCAGCGGCCTTTTTGGTAATGTTGTTAAGGTCTTTTTCTACTCTGCCTGTACGTTCTATCTTGACTCCAGTTTCCCTAAGAACCTTAAGGACTTCCTGCATTGTCTTTTCTAATGCAAAATCCGGTACATCTATTTGTTTTCCATCAAAATCAATTCTAGCCATGATAAATAATTAAGTACGCACTTAATAACTCCTATAAGTATCTTACATGATATTTATATACGGTATAAACTGCGTATATAACCAAAAGGAAAATTATTAAATGGAACAAGAAAAAAAGCATAATCCTTTAAAACAGTTCTACAGAGCACCTAAACTATACGTTCAGTTGCCATCACGTGGAAAGTTTAATGTGCTTGAAGGTGAAGCGATGACCGGTGAAATAGCCGTACACGCCATGACCAGCAAAGACGAGCTGATGATGAAAAATCCTGATGCACTGCTTAACGGAGATGCTGTAGTGCAGGCCATAAAAAGCTGTGCACCAACTATAAAAGATCCAACGAATCTTCCGGTGTGTGACATTGACCAATTGCTTATTGCAATAAGAATGGCCACGTACGGAGAGTTCATGGAAGCGAAGATCAAGTCCCCGTATGGTAACAAGAGAACTGATACCTATGACGTGAACCTGAACAACATTATTGAAAATGTAAAGGAAATGTCATATGAGAACGTGGTCACACTCAGCAATGGGTGTAACGTTCACGTGAGACCTTTTTCATATGAGTTGCAGACGAGAATAAATCTTGCCGCATATGATCAGGCCACGGCACTGAAGAACATCAAGGATATTGACAAGGAGAGTGCAAAACAGTTCAAATCGATGTTTACAAAACTTGCGGACCTTAACACAGACAGCGTTGCTGATAGCATCATCAAGATCGTAACACCTAACGGTGAAGAGGTTGTTGACAAGTCAGCTATCAAAGAATTCTTAATAAACGTTGAATCGACAGATGCTAAGATAGTGGATAAAAAAATCACTGAACTTAACACTGTGAGTACCGACGTGAAACAAGAGTTTGTCTGTAAGGAGACTGAACAAAAGTTCGAGTCTGACGTCAGGTTGGATCCATCGGATTTTTTCGTAGATTCTTGATCACAGCCGAACCTTCTGAGGTAGCAAGTTATTTTGAAGAGATGGCCTCGGATGCACGTGAAATCAAGAAACAAGTCATTGAGATATGTTGGTACATGAGAGGTTCCGTCACCCACGATCAAGCATGGCAGTTGACCTACGAAGATAAAAAGCTGGTTACTGAATTCATCAAAGAAAACTCAGAGAGATTCAAAGGTTCAATGACACCTGTTGTCTAATTTATAAATCTAGCTAATACCAACATCAGCGATCCTGACACAAACACACCTGCTGTGGCTGACCACCAGAATCCATAGTAAGGTAACATCTGAGCAAATATCGGAAAGAACAATAAGCTGATCAACACGAAGTAGATTGTTTGGTAACTGAGCGTCCTGAATGACTGTACGTCTACTCCTGCATAGTGCATGAATATCAGCGACACGAAACTGGCCAGAGGTATTCCTAATATAAATGCACCTAGTGTTGGGTTCTTTTCACTGACCGTACTCACTGTGGCTATTATTAGTCCACCTATTATTGCTTTGATTATGAATTCCATGATAACTGTATTTACTTCTACGTAGGCATGGAGTTTCACCTCCATGGTACAACGCTTTGCGTTAGAGTCTTTAGTCTTTTATCGTATTAGAAAATTACCTTGTATGTGTTTTCTTTATGCCTATTACTTGAAGATTTGGTCATACTTCACCCGTTGCCGGGCGAAGGAGATCCCATTACCAGAGACCAGTCATATCAACTTGCGGAACCTAAAGAGGCGGTTGGCCGATACCCCTGTCATTCCTACTTCATCCAACGGAACTCTAAATGGACAAAGTTGACTATCCATAAAGAGCTGACGGTTGCTTTTTCTCATTGCCGTCATCATTTGTGCCTGAGTTAACACTTGCCTTGCATCATGCGATTCGCCGCTGTTGTTACAGAGTAGTTCGCGTTTTGTAGAGATGCTATATTGCCTGAGTTTGCCTGTTCGTTGCCTTGTTCTATGCCTATAGTTGTTGACTATAATTGAAAATAATGGCAAAGGTCAACCTTTTTTTATTTTTTTATTTGCTCTTGTTAAAAAAGTGTTGTACAATAAGCATTATGAGTAGTAAAAAAAGCAAAATAAGTACCAGTATGCATTGGACTTATCAAGGCGAAAAAGTAGAAGAAATACCAGAAGGTGTTGAAGCATTTGTATATTTGATAACAAATACTACCAACAACATGAAATACGTAGGTAAGAAACTAGCAAAATTTAAAACTACAAAACCACCATTAAAAGGCAAGAAAAATAAAAGACGTGGAACGAAAGAATCAGACTGGAAAGAATACTGGGGCAGTTCAGATAAACTTTTAGAAGATGTTGCACAATTAGGCCATGATAATTTCACTAGAGAAATATTACATTATTGTCCAAGCAGAGGCATAGCAAGTTACCTAGAAGCCAGAGAACAATTCGAACGTAGAGTGTTAGAAAAAGATGATTACTATAATGGTATAATCAATGTGCGAATTGGTGGTTCTAAAATTCTAAAAGAACATTTAAAAAATATTGAGGTTGAGACACAAAGTGACGACTCTTAAAGATAAAGTCTTAAAACATGATTTCTCAATAATCATTTTAAAAAATACAGATTTACTTGAGAGTATCAAAGATTATTTCTATCAAAATTTTATAGCAACAAAGATATCAAAAAAATATATAATTTCAATTGACGATATAGATCAAACTTTAAAAAATATAGATACAAAATATGCTCTTGTTGTACAAGAAGGTATGTTTTTTGATTTACACGTTGATAATGATTTTTTAAGAAATATGATTAATGACGATGGTTCAATATCAGCTTCTCTAACAGGACACATACTAGATCGTAAAGAAAGATATTATCAATTACACCAACAGAACTTTATACTAAATGTTGACGACTGGAAACACTCTGGGTCTCCATCATTTTTTAAGAAACAAAACGAACAACTAACAATAGTAAAACGTTCTGAAGAAAATTTTCATGATGACTATACTCCTTTATGGATTGAAAAAACGGGTATAGGTAATCAGTCATATGAAAGATTAAAATTTGGTGGATACGTAATTAGTGAAATGTTGAAAAGTAATTTTGAAGTAAAGCAGTTTACTAAAGAGCAAAGACAAGTTAAAAAATTTGTTTATCACACAGTTGACGAACAAGTTAAACATCTTCTGTCATACGATAACCTGCATCCGTATTCATTTTATTATCCAATGACTACCAGAAAATCTAAGAGCCAGAAAGCATTTAGTGAACCAGCCACAACCTATTTTTCAGTAGCTAATGCTGTGGAAAGTTTATACAAGATAAAAGACATATACAAAGATATAAAGACTATAAATTTTTATGACATATCAATAACAGCGTTAATTTTTACAGAAATGTTTATTAAAGACTTTAATGGAAACTATGCAGAGTTTGTTAAAAGATTCGATCGCATGGGTGCTAGGAAATGGACAACAATAGATCCGCACAATCAAGATTATGGAGAATTAGTAAATTATAATGATGTGGATACTATCACAGACGTATTGAAACACATCAGAAATAATGTTAAAGTCAATTATTACTTTGGAGATATAACCAGATTATCTATAATCGAAAGAATAGACGCACCTTCTGTTATGTACGTTAGTAACTCTTTCGATTATAAATTTAGTAATCTTAGAAATGACGAATATGACTATTGGTCTTCAAAAGTTAAGTCTTATAAAAATATAAAACAAGTTCTATCTTAATCTTAGCAAATAAATTGTTTGATTAATCTGTGTAATCATATCATCTATCTGATCTTGTATGTCCTGATACGTTATTGTTTTAGAAAAATCTTCGTAAATGTTTCTTAAATTTTCTGCACTTTCAATAACAGTTTCAACATCTTCGTAATCAACCAAATCAACCTTACCTTGATCAACTTTGATGTTACCATTTCTACCTTGCCACGTTTCAACCAAAGTGTCTAGTATGCCTGTTATACTGTCGTACAACTTGCCTAACGCTTCGTGCTGAGCATAACTAGGAGTTTGCCAATGATAATATCGCAATTGATTATTATACTCAAGGGTATACCTAACTAATTGTTCAAAATTCATTTTATTGCTCCTAATTAAATGTTTGTATGGTATTTATTCCAACCTTGTTCTAGCATAGGTAAGAACCTTTTTTTGTCTTTTTTACCATGTGCAATTATGTGTAATCTAGCTTCTGTGCTTTTATTCCATACTGAATGTGGTTGTCCAACATCTATTAAAAATGCAGATCCGTTGACAAAAGGAATATTACCATAATTTTTATATCTAAAATCACAACCTTTTGGATTGTACACAGAAACGTTTATTGGTGTAAGACATCTTTCTTCATTGTCTTGATGTGGCAATATATAACCACCAGGCTCAATCCACATGAATCTCAATCTTTTATAAGATTTATGAGGAAATCTTTCTTTGAAAAAGTTAGTTGTTTTTGGACACTGTTCTGATAAATTTGTCCATTTGTATTCTGGTTCTTCTTTAAATTTGCCATCATAATACATCCAGTCATTTGTGTATTCTGTATCTATTCCATGCAAACAACCACTCTTCCATTTGCCATGTCCTTCATCCGGACGGTGTACCACGCATTGTTCTTTAACTGCTAATGCTTCTTGGTATATTTCTTCCCATGGAATATTGATGTCTAATCTAACATAAGGTACTGTTGTATCTTCCTGTAACCAATCCCATATGTCTTTATTATTATAATCTGGTGTAAAATGTGTTTCTAGTTCTTTCATTTCTTTGTCACGCCCATTACTTCTCTAAGATTTTCTCTAAAAGTTCTACCATTATTCCAATCCATTAAAGCAATTAAACTGCATATTGGAAACGTCATTATGTAAAATATGGGTGTTACTATTAGATTAACGAGTATAAATTTAAAAAGTTTCATTAAAGTATTTAATGAATACTAACAACTTCAAAGTCCTCACCAAATGAAGTAAATCCATTTTCTTTTACTACATTTAAGATACTGTTCACTCTTCCTGTAAGTTCGTCTTTGTGTGAAATTAAGAACACGTTTTTATGTCTTTCACGTGTCATCTTTTTAAGTATAGCCATACTTGACTCTACACCTTGTGTATCCATACCACTGTCAATAAGTTCGTCTATGAATAGCAAGTTAATAGGACTATTTGTTGATTCAAATATATCTCTGAACGCCCAACTTAATCCAAGTATAAGTCTATTACGTTCACCTCTACTTAAATTATCAAAATCTAATTCTCTACCTAGTTCAGTAATGTTAACTGATAGGTCTGATTGGAAAACTACTTCATGTGGTAATCCTAGTTCTTCTAAATAATTGTTTAATCTTCCATTTAGATAAGCAAGATTCTGATCAATAATTTTCTTTCTAATAAATGAATCTTTAGAAGTAAGAAGTTTGTATAAGAACTCTTGATGTTCTTTAAGTTTTGTGAGCTGATTAATTAGTCCATACTCAACTGGTTCAATATTTTTCTCTTGTAACGTGTCGATCTGTTCAAGATGTGGATTTTCTTCTTT